GAAGAGTTAAATTTGCAAGTGGATCTGATGATCCTGAAAGTGATTTATATATTCCACCATTAAACAAAGAAAGTATTTCTGGAACTAATGTTCCAAAAGAAGGAATAGATGGATTATATTTTGGAACTAGACAAGAACAAAGACCAATTCCAGTAGATCCTATGACAGGTAAACCAATTTTATCTGGTGGTATGCGAGAATTAAAACAAGTTTTTTCTTCTTTGTTATCTGACACTAGACCAGAAGCAGGTTATAGAAAAGGAAACATAGATTTCTATGCTTCTAAAGGAATTAATCCATTTCAAGGAGATACAGATTTTAAATATGGAGCATCTTATACTCCAGAAGGAAATGTTGGAAAATTTATGATTGATAAAACTCCTCAATATTTAGGAGCTGGATATACTTATCAAAAAGATGGATTAGATTTTGGAATAACTGGTCTTAAAAATCAAATGGGAGATAAAAGTATAGCACTTAGATTTGGTTATAATTATGCAACTGGAGGAAGAGTTGGTTTTCAAGTAGGGGGAGGTGCAAACTTTTTAAAAATGTTAAGAAATATTTCCGATAGCATAAGAGAATTAAAAAATAGTACACATATGCTTGGTTACACAGCTAAATCTGAAGGAGTTGCAAAAGCAGCTGAAGAAGCATTAGCTCCTTATGCAGGTGGATTCAAAGGTAACAAACACGAAACATTACTTCAAAAAATTCAAAACGCAAAAGAACATTTACCAAAAGAATATCATGGCGTATTAGATGAAATGAAATCATATGCAGATAAACATGCTTATGATGCTGTTGATGATATGGCAAAAGCATTAGATAAAATAGTAGATCCAAATTTAAAATTTGAAAATTTATCTAAAAAAATGTTTCCTATGGAAGATCCTTTAAATGATGCTTTTATTATTATAGATCCTGAAAAAGGTCATTCAGTAGGAAGATATGTTCAGAGACACACTATAAATCCAGAAACAGGTAGAGGAATTATTCAAACTGTTGATACATGGGATCCTGTAAATAGAAGATTTTTACCAAACGAAGAACATAAATTAATAGGTGTTGAAAGTATTGAAAAAGGAAAAGAAGGATTAAATTAATGACTAAAAGACTAACTAGAACAATACCACCTAAATCAGGACCATGCCCACAGGGCTTGAATATTAACTATAATACTGTTAGAACAGTGAACTCGGAGAAAATAACAAATGGCAGAAATAGACAAGTCGCTACCAAACGTAGCAGATAAGCTTACACCTGGAGAATTAGAAGTAGAACAGATTGCACAATCTGTAGAAGAAACTCCTGCTGGTCCTACTGAAGTTACAGAAAACGAAGATGGCAGTGTTGATATAAATTTTGACCCTACTAAAAATTTATCTGCTGGAACAGAGTTTGGAGCAAACCTTGCTGAAGTTGTTGATGAACAAGTTCTTGGTAGATTAGGATCTGAACTTTATCAAGATACACAATCTTATAAAGATTCAAGAGCAGATTGGGAAAAAGCTTATACTCAAGGATTAGATTTATTAGGATTTAAATATGAATCAAGAACAGAACCATTTCAAGGTGCATCAAGTGCAACTCATCCAGTTTTAGCAGAAGCAGTTACACAATTTCAAGCACAAGCTTATAAAGAATTATTACCAGCAGAAGGACCAGTTAGAACTCAAGTAATTGGACTAGAAACTCCGGCAATTCAAGATCAAGCAGATAGAGTTTCTGAATTTATGAATTATCAAATTATGGATGTTATGAAAGAATATGAACCAGAATTTGATCAAATGTTATTTTATTTACCATTATCAGGATCTACATTTAAAAAAGTTTATTATGATGAAATACTTGGAAGAGCTGTTTCAAAATTTATTCAAGCTCAAGATATTTTAGTTCCATATACAGCAAATAGTTTAGAAGACGCAGAAGCAGTTATTCATGTAATTAAAATTTCAGAAAATGAATTACGTAAACAACAGATATCAGGATTTTATAGAGACATAGAATTAAAAGCTTCAGATGATTTATCAGAAGCAGACGATGTTAAATCTAAAGAAAGACAATTAGATGGTGTTAATATGAGTGGTCAAACAGAAGATGTTTTCACTTTATTAGAATGTCATGTTAATTTAGATCTGGAAGGATTTGAAGATATGAATCCACAGACTGGTGAGCCCACAGGAATTAAACTTCCATACATTGTAACAATTGAAGAGGGATCAAGAGAAGTTTTATCTATTAGACGTAATTATCTACAAAACGATCCATTAAAGAAAAAAATTAATTATTTTGTACACTTTAAATTTTTACCTGGATTTGGATTTTATGGTAATGGTTTAATTCAAATGATTGGTGGTCTATCAAGAACTGCAACTCAAGCATTAAGACAATTATTAGATGCAGGAACATTATCTAATTTACCAGCAGGATTTAAACAAAGAGGAATTAGAATTAGAGATGATGCTCAATCTATTCAACCAGGTGAATGGAGAGACGTAGATGCACCAGGAGGAAATCTTAGAGATGCATTTATGACTTTACCTTATAAAGAACCTTCACAAACTTTATTGCAATTAATGGGGGTCGTGGTTCAAGCAGGTCAGCGCTTTGCTTCGATAGCGGACATGCAAGTAGGGGATGGGAATCAGCAAGCAGCAGTGGGCACGACCGTGGCTTTGCTGGAAAGAGGAAGCAGAACAATGTCTGCTATTCACAAAAGAATCTATGCCTCAATGAAAGAGGAATTTAGATTATTAGCAAATGTATTTAAATTATATTTACCTCCAGAATATCCATATGAAGTTGTTGGTGCACAAAGAACAATCAAACAAGCAGACTTTGATGATAAAGTAGATATCATTCCAATCGCTGATCCAAATATATTTTCACAAACACAAAGGATATCTATTGCACAAACAGAATTACAATTAGCAATGGCTAATCCAGGAATTCATAACATGTATGAAGTTTATAGAAACATGTATTCAGCATTAGGTATAAGAGACATAGATAGTATTTTAATAAAACCAGATCAACCCACACCAAAGGACCCTGCGCTAGAACATATTGATGCTCTCGCAGGGAAACCATTCCAAGCGTTCCCAGGACAAGACCATAGAGCACATATAACTTCGCATTTAAATTTTATGGCAACTAATATGGCAAGAAATGCTCCTGTGATTATGGCTTCATTAGAAAAAAATTGTTTTGAACATATTTCTTTAATGGCTCAAGAACAAGTTGAAGTTGAATTTAGAAATGAAATTCAACAAGTAAGTCAATTATCACAAAATCCACAACTTGCACAAAATCAACAAGTACAAATTCAAGTAAAAATGATTTCAGAAAAAATTGAAGCAAGAAAAGCTGTGTTGATTGCTGAAATGATGGAAGAGTTTATGAATGAAGAGAAAAAAATTACATCACAATTTGATAATGATCCACTTGCTAAACTTAAATCTAGAGAATTAGATCTTATGGCACAAGAAAATGATAGAAAAAGACAAGAGAGTAATGAAAGAATCAATCTTGATAAGATGAAAGCTATGATGGCACAGACTACGGACAGTCAAAAACTACAACAAAATGAAGATTTAGCTAAATTAAGAGCAAATACTTCATTGGAAAAGACTGTTTTAGCTGCTCAACTTAAAAATAGATTTCCAAATCAATAAAAAAGAGGTATAAAATGGCTATGAAAAAACAAAATGAAAAATTAGCAAACTCAAAAAGAACTTTTACTAAAGATTCTAAAGCTAAGGTAGATGTTAATCACTCAAAATACACTAATGCTGAAGGATATCTTGTTGGTGGAGTAGATATTGAGACTACAAACCCTGCAGAAACTCAAACTCAAGAAGTTCAAGGACAGGGAAGCATTCTTCCAGAGAAAAAAAGATCAGCTAAGTGGTATTAAACCATGTTGCCAATGCTAAATGCTATTGCTCCATTAGCCAAGATCTTATTCAATACAATTGAAAAATCAGTACCTGATAAAGATTTACAAGCAAAGTTAAAAGCAGATTTACAAACACAATTACTACAATCTAATACAGCAGAATTAACAGCGGCAGCAAGAATAGTTGAAGCAGAAGCTAAAGCCGGCTGGTTCGCATCGAGCTGGAGGCCCCTTTTAATGTACGTATTAATTTTTATATTAATATGGAATTATGTATTAGGACCTGTTATCTTATTTTTTTTTAAAGCTTCAATAACTATAACTCTCCCAGGAGACGTTTGGACATTATTACAAATTGGTCTTGGAGGTTATGTTGTAGGCAGGAGCGCAGAATCGGTGGCGCGCACTATGGCGAATAGACCGGCAAATAAAGAACAAGAAAACGGATAGGAGAATAAAATGGCTGGTCTTGG